ATGGTACAAAAAAACGCAGATTGGCACCGCGCAGATATTGTTGCAGCACTCAAAAAACGTGGTTGGTCAGTAAGAGCTCTTAGTGTTGCATCCGGCTTGTCGCCAAATACATTGAAAGGCGCATTGCAATTCCCTTATTTGAAAGGAGAAAAAATCATTGCAGATGCAATAGGCGTCCCACCCGAAGTAATTTGGCCGACACGTTATGAAGAACGTAATTTCAAGCCAGTATTAAGTGCTTCGCACTAATTATACGCAGATGTTTAGAAGAAATCATGCAAATGATTACAAATGAACTAAAAGCGGGATAAGTGGAGTTTTATATGCAAACAGATAGTCTTTCATCATCAGAACTCGCAAATTTACGGTTGCCAAATCTACAAGTATCAAGACAGGCGATTGAAAAACGAGCTAAGACACAAGGCTGGCCGTACATCGAAGAAGTTGGCAAAGCGCGTGGAGGCCGTCTGAAAAAATACTTAATCGCTTCCCTACCTGCCGAAATCCGAGCAGCCATCATGAAACGGCAGTCGGACGAGCTGGCGGAGAAGATGCCGAAAATGTTGCCCCAAGTCAGACCGGGGACGGCGATGTCGGCTCAGGCACTGGCTGAAGCGGCCAAGCTGTTGAACGAGAAACAACGGTCGGTGGCGGATGCGCGATGTGCGGTGGTGGCGGCGGTGTTGGGGATTAAATATCAATACGGTTGCTCTGCCAAGGCTGCGGTGGCTCAGTTTTTGGGCTTGCTGGCAGAAGGTAAATTGGACGCGGTCACGCTCGGTAACTTGGAAAAGGCCAATGACCGCAGCCGGACGGCGAAGGTTGGCGAACGTACTTTAGACGGCTGGATATCTGCTTATTTGAAAGCGGAAAACGCGACGGAGCGGTTGGTTGCCTTAGCTCCGAAGACGACGAAGGCGGTCAAGCCGATTGAGAGCTACGGTTGGTTGCCGATGTTTATGCAGTTTCACAATATTCCGTCGGCTCCGAAACTGGCACACAGCTACCGCCGGTTTGTGCAGTGGGCAGAAGCGGAAAATATGCCGGTTAACGATGTACCTACCTTGAGTATGGTGCGGCGCGTTTGGGACAAGCTCCCGTTGATTATGCAGGAGCGCGGCAGGAAAACGGGGGCGGCTTATAAATCGCTGCTGCCTTATGTGAAACGTGATTGGGGGGCTTTGAAGCCTAACGATGTTTGGATCGGCGACGGCCACAGCTTTAAAGCGAAGGTGGCACATCCGGTACACGGCAGGCCGTTTAAGCCGGAAGTGACGGTGATTATTGATGGTTGTACGCGGTTTGTGGTGGGTTTTTCGGTTTCGTTGGCTGAAAGTTGTGTGGCGGTATCGGACGCTCTGCGTATCGGGGTCAAGCACTTTGGTTTGCCGATTATCTACTACTCGGATAACGGTGGCGGTCAGACAGGCAAGACGATAGACCATGAAATCACGGGTATTACGTCCCGATTGGGTATCCGCCATGAAACGGGTATTGCGGGCAACCCGCAAGGTCGAGGCATCATTGAGCGATGGTGGAAAGACAATCTGATTGAGATGGCGCGCCAGTATGAGACGTTTGCGGGCGCGGGGATGGACAGCAGTACGAAGAACCTGATGTACCGCAAGATGGAAAGTGCTTTTAATGCTTTGGAAAAAGGCAAGGTGCCGACGCAGGAGCAGCAAAAATATTTGAAAAAGCTGCCGAGTTGGTCGCGTTTTATCGCGGATGTGGTCAAGTGTATCGATGAATACAACAACCGCCCGCACGGCGAGCTGCCCCGACATCCGGACGGCGGGCATTATTCGCCGAAGGCTTATCGGGAAATGAGGCTGGAACAGGACGGTATCGCGCCGGATATGTTGTCGGCGGAAGAGCTGGCGACGATGTTTATGCCGCAGGAGGTGCGAAAAGTTCAGCGCGGTTGGCTGGATTTGTTCAACAACTCTTATTTTTCGGTCGAGTTGGCGGAGTATCACAAAGACGAGGTACGGGTCAGCTACGATTTGGACGATGCGTCGGTGGTCAATGTGTTTGATATGGACGGCAAGTTTATCACTAAGGCGCAGGCCAACGGCAATAGCCGCGAGGCTTTCCCGACGGCGCGTATCGACCAACTGGCGGAGAAACGCCGAAAAGGCAAAATCAAGCGGGCGGAAAATGCAATCAAGCTTGCAAACGCGGAAGTCAATCCGGCTTTGGAACAGGCTGCGGTTTGGGACGAGCTGGGAAATTTGGGCGGAAACGTCATCGAGGCGGAGTATGCGGTATTGCCGAAAACGGGCACAGACGATTTTGTGCTGTTTGAGGCGGATAGAAGTTAAAACGGTTTTAAACCTCTTTTAAAAGACTAAAAAAATGAAACAAATTAATCAAGCATTGCAACAAAAACTGGCTGAATTTAAAGCCAAATCAGGTATGAACCAAACCCAACTGGCACGCGGTATCGGTACTTCGCCGGCATCCATCAGTATGTATCTGAACGGCACTTATGCGGAAAAAGGCGGCAATTATGAAACCATCGAGCCGAAAATCGAGGCGTTTTTGGAGATGCAGGACAGTAAAGCGCAACGCGAAGAGCTGGTGTTGGGTTTTGTATCGACTAAGACGACCCGCCGAATCGCGGAAGTGATGCGCGATGCGCACGAAGGCGGAGAAACAGTGGTGATCTACGGTCAGGCGGGATTGGGCAAGACTCAGGCGGTCAAAAACTACTGCGAGAAAAACCCTGCGGCCATCTTGATTGAGGCTAATCCGAGCTTCACGGCACTTGTCCTGATGCGCAAGTTGGCGACGGCGGCAAAGGTATCGGCGATGGGCAGCCTGAATGATTTGTTTGAGTCTGTATCTGACCGCCTGCGCGATTCAGGCCGTCTGATTGTGGTCGATGAAGCGGAAAACCTGCCGTTACGCGCCCTTGAAATTGTACGCCGTCTGCACGATGAGACTGGCTGCGGCTTGGTATTGAGCGGTATGCCCCGACTGGTGGCCAACCTGCGCGGTAAGCATGGCGAGCTGGTGCAACTTTATAGCCGCGTGTCTGTTGCGCTGAATTTGGGCGAATCTTTGCCGGATGACGAACTCTTTGAGATTGCGAAAGCGGCTTTGCCTGATGCGGACGAGGAGACGCTCTTGGAACTGGTTAAACATAGTAACGGCAATACGCGCCGGATGAGCAAATTGATGCGCGGCGCGGTACGCACGGCGAACAAGAACGGTATCAAGATGCAGGCCGGTATCGTTAAGAAATACAGCTCCCTGATTATCCGATAAGAAAGGCCGTCTGAAATGAGACACGAATATGCGGTACACGCCGGAGTCTATGAGGACACTTGGCACGATTATGAAACCCATAAACGGCGCAAGATTTGGCGGGCGGATGTGCGCGGCAAGCGGAAAGAAGGCTTCGCATGGTTGCAAATCCGCCGACTGCGGAAACGCTTCGAGACCAAAGAGGAAGCCAGGGAATGGGCGGCTCAAGTGAAGGCGGATTGGGTGCGCAATAATTTTTTTGCCTTGAGAAAATATTAAGTTATTGATTTATAAGGAAATAGAAAAATGTCTAATTTGTTTTGCGAACGAAAAACCAAGTGGATCAGTTTGGCTTTTTGGTTGTTGTTTTGGGCGGTTTTGGTGGGAACGATGCTGCACAGCTGCTCTAAGCCGGTGGTGTCGGCGGCGAAGTTGGAAATGTCGCGGCGCGAGCGTCTGGCGGATTTGGAGGCAAAAGCCTTGGGCGAGCAATACGAGTCAATGAGCGTAGAGGAAAAAATGAAAGGGATTGTTTATGAGCGATAAGCCATTGAGCCCTACGGCGAAACGAGAGGCTTTGGAACGTGCGCTTAAGGAAATCCGCGCGAAATATGGCGATAAGGCGATTGTGAAAGGATGTGTGAAATGAGTTTCGGACGACGTAATACGGATTGGCAGGCTTGGGGACAACACCGCAGGCGTGCGACGGCGCGAATGGCGCAAAAAAGCCGAGAGCGCGAAATCGAGGAGTATCAGGCGCGTTTTAAACGGCCTGCCGAGAAGAAGGAGGAGAAAAAATGATTTGGTTTGTTGGTGGATTGGCTGTGTTGGTGCTGCTGGGGATTTGGCTTGAGATGCTGGCCCGAATTGTCGTGTTGCACATGATCGGCGAAGGCCATGACGGGTATGACGACAATTAAAACGGTAAGCCGTTGATGTTGCTCTATATTTTTTTGCCTTACTGAAAATATAAGGTATTGATTTAAAAGGAATTTAAAGATGAATGCAAAAGAAATCACCGAATGGATCGAAGACCGTGGCGAGCTGATGATTATGAAAAAGGACGGAGAAGGCTTTGTGATTGCAGCGCGTGCGCCGGACGGGATGTGGAAAACGGCGGAAGCGGAAACTTTGGCTCGGGCGATAACTTTATGGGAGGAAGCATGATGAAGGTATTAGACCCGTGTTGCGGCAGCCGGATGATGTGGTTCGATAAAAATAACCCTGAAGCTGTTTTCGGCGATAAACGCAAAGAAATCCATCTACTGAAAGACCGGAAATATCTGCGCAAACTGGAAATTACTCCTGATGTGGTTATGGATTTTACAAATATCCCTTTCCCTGACAACACATTCGCAGTAGTGGTTTTTGACCCACCACATTTGGAAAGAGTGGGAGAAAAGTCTTGGCTTGCAAAAAAATACGGTGTGTTGGGCAATGAGTGGAGAGAAGATTTGCGTAAAGGGTTTGCTGAGTGTTTCCGAGTATTGCGTTCTGAAGGCATATTGATTTTCAAGTGGAGTGAAAATCAAATCCCTGTGAAAGAGATTCTTAGTCTGACTAACGTAGAACCGCTTATCGGGCACGTTAGCATGAAACATAAGAAAAACCAAACGCAGACCCATTGGATAACATTTTTGAAGGAAGAAGCGTCATGAGTATTGGAATGATGATTTATCTATTGGTCTGCGGGCTGATTGGTTTGGCACTGGTGGTTTTGGCACTGATGAGCCTGATTGAAAACTGGTTTAAGCAGCGGACTAAAGCTGTTGTTTGGGATGCCTGCGGTATGTTTTTGGGGTTGGTTGTTGTCCTTGTGGCGTTTTTGGCGATTCTTGGGGTGATTAAATGATTGAAATCAGAGGTAAAAACTTTGTTGCGTACAACGCGAGTGAAAGTGTTTTGGACATTTATCAGCGGGTTGATGTTTTTGTCTTATCTGGGCATTAAGTTGGGCAGGTTGATGCGTGACAAGCAAACTAAGTTTGAAACTTGGTCAGATTTTAAAGCATGGATCGATAAGCAAGCCGAACTTGAAAATCACTTGGCAGGCAATGTCCAGATCGTAAAAGGCAATGGAAATGTACAGGCTGGTGGCGATGTTTGGAAGGATAAACAATGAACATCAAATGCCCGAACTGTGGTGCGGTGCATAGTCTGGACAGCTTAATCAATGACGCAGAGGCTTCGGCGGTGTTGAGGACTGTTTTGGAGATGGATGCGGAATTGGGCAAGGCGGCGATACGGTATATCGGTTTATTCCGCCCTGCGAAATCCCAGCTCTCTTGGGCGCGTACCGCGAAACTGCTGAACGAGTTGATGCCGATGATTAAGGCGCAGGAGGCGACACGCGACGGGATTTGTTTCCCTGCCCCTGCCGAGGCGGAAGTGAAAGATGTTTTAAACAAGAAAGGAAAGTGAAATGAAAGTGTATGTTTTTAAAATTAGTAATGAAAACGGTAAGTTAAAGATAGAACTCCCCGAAATCCCAATGGGTAAGCAAATTGACGAAGTTGATTTGATTGCTGGGCTAACCACGGAATTTATTGCAAGTATGTTACGTGATGCCCAAAAAGATCGTCGCAAATTCGTAATCGACGCATCAAATCAATTGGCTGCAATCCAGGCATATCAAAAAATCTTCAATTAAGGAAGGAAGAGAAAATGGCTAAAGTCATTATTACCATTAAAGATAGTACCAAAAGCTTATTTGATTTTGAAATCAAAGGATTGGAAGACGAAAGTGGACAAACTCCTGCAATCTTTGCCGGACATGCCGCCGCCGGCTATCTGAGAAAAAGGCAAACAGCCCTCCACGAGAATTTTTTAAGTCAAATTTTACGAGACTTATCAGATCAAGATTTTTAGAGCGAAAGGAAGAGAAAATGGCTAAAACCCGAATCAAACAGCCCGCTATCGAAGCGGCACAAGACAAAGCGGAAGTTACTGCGTTTATCCGCAAAATCGGCGATTTGCAGCGCGAAGTCAAACGCCTGGAAACCGAAGCTGGAGACAAAAAAGCGGTTATCGAAGAAGAATATGCCGCCAAAGCTGCGCCGATGTGTGCCGAAATCATGAGCCTGACCGAACGTGTGGCCGCCTACTGCGAGGCGCACAAGGACGAGCTGACGGAAAACGGTAAAACCAAAACCGTGGACTTTACCACCGGTCTGATTAAATGGCGCATCCGTCCGCCATCCGTCAAGGTAACGGGCGTAGCCGCCGTCTTGGCTTGGCTCTCGGAGAAATCCGCCTTTACCGAGTTTGTGCGCACTAAAAAGGAAATCGACAAAGACGCCATCCTGAATCAAAAAGAGCGTTTTTCAGACGGCCAAGTGCCGGGAATTAAGATTGTGAGCGGCGTGGAGGATTTTGTGATTGAGCCTACTGAGCAGGAGTTGGCGTGATGGCGAAAATTGTTATTACGATAAAAGACGAGATGCCAGTAAACGGCTTGCACGGCGTGACCATTAGTTATGACGGCGATTTGGAGCCGCAAGGCGAACTGACAATGGCGCAGATGACGGCTTATAACATCAAGAAATTGATGGATGCGGTTGAGTTTGAGGCCGCAAAAAGGCTGAGTAAAGCAAATTGACCCACGGCGGGGAACAACCCGCCATTTTTGAAAAAAGGATTAGATATGTGGTTTAAACAAGTTACTCCATTCCGTGTGTTTGAATTGCCAGAAGCTGAACGCCTCAAAACAGCAATTGCAGAAAACTGGTTTTGTTCTCCTACCGGATTAGACTGGTTTAGTGAAGGCTTTTGTTCTCCGGTGCCATTTGGGAACCCTATTATTTTTGAAGCTCAAAAAACTATGCTTATCAGTTTGATGCGAGAAGAAAAAGTATTACCCAGTGCGGCCATCAAGCATAAATTGGACGAACAGGTTGTTAAGATCCAAACTGCCGAAGGCCGTAATGTCGGCCGCAGAGAAAAGCATGAATTACGCGAAGCAATTATCGACGACCTGCTGCCTAAAGCGTTGATTAAAAGCAGCCGCACTTATGGTTTATTTGCTGGCGAGTGGTTATTCGTTGATACGGCAAATCGCCGCAAGGCTGAAAATATGCTGACCAAGTTGCGCGAAGCCCTTGGCGGCTTGTCTGCTCAACATCCGGTTACCCGTCAATCGCCGGCATCATTGATGACCAATTGGCTGTTGCAGGGCGAAGCTCAGGGGCGGTTTGTGTTGGATAGTGATGTTACCCTGGTCGGTGTGGGTGATGTTGCTCCCAAAGTTAAAATCAGCCGCAAAGACCTTACCGCCGAAGATGTGGTACAACACGCCAAAAACGGCATGAAAGTAACCGAACTTGGCTTGGTATGGAATGACCGTGTAGCATTTATTCTGACACAGGATTTAACACTGAAACGTATCCAATGGCTGGACGTTGTACAGGAAGAAGCTGAAGGCAGCTGTGATGATGCGGAAAGTATGGCTTATGCCACACAGCTACTGATGGAGGCCGCACTGAGTGCGATTCTTGGTGAGTTGGTGGATTTACTGGGAGGTTGGCAGGAATGATGGAGGGTTGGGACGTTTAAAGCTGGATTAAAGGCCGTCTGAAATGGGGTTTAAAACCTGTTTCAGACGGCCTTTTTTATGTCTGTTTATTCCTAAAAAAATAATAACTTAATACCATATATTGTATTCTGTTGGTATAATATGCGCTAATTTATACTATATGTTGTATTGGAGAGGTAATGCGCCGGGCGTTGATTGCGAAAATTAAAATTGCTCAAAAGGAACTGGGATTGGACGACGGTACCTATCGCGCGGTGTTGGAGCGCGTGACGGGCAAGCGGTCGTGTACCGAGTGCAGTATTCCTGAGCTGGAGCGTGTGGTCGAGGATTTGCGCCAACATGGTTTTACGCCTAAGAAAACGGCAGGCCGACGGCCGAACCGCCGCTCTTCCGCTGACCCGATGATGCGCAAAATCGAAGCCCTGCTGCTGGATAACGGCTGGACTTGGAATTATGCGCACGGTACGGCGCGTAAAATGTTTAAGGTTGACCGTGTGGAATGGTTGTCTGACGGCAATATGCACAAGCTGGTGGCGGCGTTGCAGATTGCGGCGAACCGAAAGAAGAAGGAGGCATAGGAATGAGTGTAAGTTGGGAAATGACAGAGCAGGACTTTGAGGATGTGAAACATCTTCTGCCGCAGAGCGTGGTGGCGATGATTACGGTCATCGGGCTTGAAGCGGCGTTTCACATGGTCAAGGTTTGGGGCGGGACGAATTACCCGATTTCCAATCGCCGCCGCAATACGCGCCAGAGCCGAATCTTACACGCGCAACTGGTCGAGGACATCGGCGAGGAGGCTGCGGGACGATTGGAGCGAGCTTATGCCGGTCAACCTTTCTTGGCCATTCCGCGCTGCTGGGACGCGATGCGCGAGCTGCGCAACCGATTCATTCGCCGGCAGTATGATGAGATGAGCGCGGAGGGTATGAGCGATTTGGTTATTGTGCGCGAGCTGGTATTGGCTCATCGGCTGTCTACGCGCAATATCCGATACATTTTGAAAGAGGCCGACCGCGAGGCGGCGGCAAGAGCGCAGACGGATTTATTTGTAGCTTGATTGTGTTGTGTGTTTCTTGTGAGTGGACCTTTGCCCTGCTTTTTGCAGGGTTTTTTTTTGTCTGCGGAACAGTAAGTGCATTTGTGCCGACCGTCTTATGCCGTCTGAAAAGGTTAAATAAGGTTTTGAAAATAAATTGTGATTTGATTTTCGGAGATGTTTATGGGCAAAACTGTAACTTTAACCGCCGGCCACAGTAACACCGACCCGGGCGCGGTCAACGGCTCCGACCGTGAGGCGGACTTAGCGCAGGATATGCGCAACATCGTGGCATCTATCTTGCGCGATGACTACGGCTTGACTGTTAAAACCGACGGCACGGGCAAAGGCAATATGCCGCTGCGCGAAGCGGTCAAACTGATTCGCAGCTCGGATGTGGCGATTGAGTTTCACACCAATGCAGCCGTGAGTAAGGCGGCGACAGGCATCGAAGCCTTGTCCACGCCGAAAAACAAACGCTGGTGTCAGGTGCTGAGCAAAGCTGTTGCGAAGGCGACCGGCTGGAAACTGCGCGGCGAAGACGGCTTTAAACCGGATAACTCAGGCCAGCATTCACGCCTGGCTTATGCGCAGGCCGGCGGCATTGTGTTTGAGCCGTTTTTCATCAGCAACGACACTGATTTGGCCTTGTTTAAGGCGACTAAATGGGGCATCTGCCGCGCGATTGCGGACGCGATTGCAAGCGAATTGGGAGCGGCGAAGGTATGAAAAAGTCTTTGATTGCTTTATGTGTTGCCCATTGTGCAAAGTTGAAAAACGGTTTTAGCGTACCGCCGTTACCTGAAATCAAAATCACGCCAAGCCCTGTTTGGGTAGGCTCTTTGAAACAACATCCGAGCCTGCGCTTGGGTAAATCAGGTGTGGCAGCCGCGAAACGTGCGGCGCGTAAACGCAAGAATCGTCGTTAATCATGGGTCAAGTTGAGTTTTATGAAAAGATGATTGAGCTGTGGTCGCGCAAAAGCCGCGAGGCAAGCGAACAGGCAGACTTGGCTGCGTTCGAATTTGCGGAGGGCGAACTGGCCAATTATCGGGAAATGCTGCAACGGCACCTGCAAACCAAAAGTGTGGAATAGCAATGCGTATTTTGGATATTTTTAAAAATCCGGCGACAGGCAATGTGTCGCACTCGAAACTGTGGGCAAACGTTGCCTGCGCGGCTGGGACGTTTAAGTTTGTGATGTTGCCCGATCCATCGGCGGAGGTTTGGGCGGTGTATTTGGGCATCGTCGGCGGCTATGCGGTGGCACGCTCGCTGGTCAGCGTGAAACGTCAGGAGGTCGAGAATGAATCTCGTGAAACTGCTGGTGAATAACTGGCAACCGATTGCCATCATCGCGCTTGTCGGCACGGGCTTGGCTGTGTCGCACCATCAAGGCTACAAGTCGGCATTTGCGAAGCAGCAAGCGGTCATTGAGAAAATGGAAAAAGACAAAGCGCAAGCCCTGCTGTTGTCGGCTCAAAACTATACGCGCGAATTGGAACAGTCGCGTGAGGAAGCTAAAAAATATGAAGTCAAGGCGCACGCCGTCGGCATGGCTTTGGCGAAAAAACAGGCGGAAGTCAGCCGTCTGAAAACGGAAAATAAAAAGGAAATCGAAAATGTCCTTACTCAAGACCGTAAAAATGCAAGCGGTAATTGTATTGACGGCTTTGGCCATCACGGCCTGCAGCTCTACAACCGCGCCCTCGGCTACGGAAATTAAGGTTGTCGAAAAGGCGGTCATGCCGACGCCACCTGCTGCGTTGATGGTCGCTCCGGTACGCCCGAGTCCGCCGAAGGACGGCAAGACGGCCACGCTGTTGGAACACGCCGCCGAGTTTGGCGGCTATGTCTCTGAACTGGAAAACCAAAATCAGGCGTGGCGCGATTGGATCAACAGTCAAGCGGAAGTTGACGGTTCGGAGGGCGCGCGATGACGACTTATCGTGAGTTGGTACAACGCACGGTCGCCTGCCGCCATGCGGATTTAGAGCTGGGATTGAGCCGCGCACGCGAACAAGAGCCGTTTGTCATTCATGTTTCCAATCTGCTGGATAAGGCAGGATTTGAATATACGGTACGGATGAATAAGGATTTTCAGACGACCTTTTGTGTGGAGTTTTCCGCGACCGCTCCTGCTGATGTGATTGGTATTTTGCGGAAATATTACTCAGTCTTTTTTGACGGCCAAAAGGTTGAGGTGGCAAGTCGTCATCCCGAAGGCTATGCAGTGCGTATCGTATTCGGCGACGTGCCGGTTTAAAGGGGTTTTAAATGGACTTTGAATTTGGGTTTAAAACCCTGTGGCCGATTGCAACGGCGGCGTTTTGGTTTTGGGTCAACGGCATTTCAGGCCGTCTGAAAGAGGCGGACAAGCGTATCGACGACCTTAAAGAGGAGCTGCACGCGGTCAAGCTCTCTTATCACACCAAGGCGGACGCTAAGGCAGACAGCACTAATATTGCGGCGGCGTTGGAACGCATCGAAAACAAGTTGGAAAAAGTAAACGAAAAACTGGACAGGAAAGCGGACAAATCATGAGCGACCCGATTTTGGATGCCTTGGCGCGTATTGAAGCCAAGCAGGATGACCTGCTTGCCAATCAGGCGCGCATGGACGAGGAATTGCAGCAAATTAAGAAAGACTGCAAGAAATCTGCTGCGGTTTATGGCGGTCTCGGCGGCGTGATTGTAACGACGGGGTGGGAACTGCTGCGAGCCAAGTTCGGAGGCTGATATGGCACACCCGAAAGAAACCCGCGAAAAGCTGCGCCGACTGTACGTCAGCGACGGCCAGACGCTCGAAATTGCGGCGATGATGTGCGAAATCCCAACAGCTACCGCCCGTAGCTGGAAACGCGCCGCCAAAGAGATCGGCGACGATTGGGACAAAGTGCGCGCAGCCTACACGCTGGCGGGCGGTGGCATCGAAGACTTGAGCCGCTCGCTGTTGGCGGGTTTTTTGGTGCAGTACCAATCGACGATGACGATGTTGCAAGATACGTCGGTTGAAGAGCTGATGCCGTCCGAGCGCGCCAAATTGTTGGCGAGCCTGTCCGACGCGTTTACCAAGACCGTGGCGGCGAACGCTAAAGTAATGCCGGAAACGTCAAAACTGGCGACGGCGATTGAGGTGTTGGAATTGTTTGGCGAAGTAGTCAAAGAGCGATACCCGCAGCACTTGCAGGCTTATGTCGAGCTGGTCGAACCGCTGGGTGTGGAAATTGAAAAGAAATACAGGTAAGCGAAATGCAGAAGGTTGAATACACCCATAAGGGATGGTTTTTATTTTGCCCGATTTGGATTGCGAATTGGGAAAGCGAAGAGCCGGCAGTTGCGCCGCGCTATAAGCTGGAGCCGTTGTTTTGGCTCGCCGACCAGTTTTTTTACTTTATGTCGTCCATGAATGAAATGAAAACAGGAGAGCCGTTGCCCTTTTGTTTCATGGTTAACCCCGAGCCGCTGAAAAAGCCGGTTGTCCACTATTACGAATAAAACATGAAGTCCAAAGAGTTTTTAAAGTCGCTTGCCGAATATGCCGCCCAACTTCGCCAAACCATCGAGGCGGAGGCGGACAGCTTTGATGCATCGCCCGCAGCCATTGCCGAACGTCGGGCGAAGGTATTAGACCCGGTCAACGGTTACGAGTATTTCGTCAATACCTATTTTCCGCATTACGTCAGGTCGTCTGAAAAGTCGGAGCTACATGAATTTCTGTTTTCCCGCCTGCCCGAAATCCTACAACAGCCCGAAGGCATCAACGAGGCGGATGCCGCCCCGCGCGGCGAGGCGAAATCGACGCTGGTTACGCGCTTGTTCTCGCTTTGGACGGTCATCACCGGCGCAAAAAAGTTTATCGTCATCGCGATGGACAGTATCGACCAAGCCTATCCGATGCTGGAAGCCATTAAGGCGGAACTTGAATTTAACCCGCGTTTAAAAACCGACTTCCCCGAGATGTGCGGACAAGGTCGGGTTTGGCAGGCGGGGACGATTGTTACCGCATCCAACGTCAAAATCCAAGTCTTCGGCTCGGGTAAGAAAATGCGCGGCATGGTGCATGGTGCATTCCGCCCCGACCTTGCCATCCTTGACGATATCGAAAACGACGAGATGGTGCGCAACCCCGACCAGCGCGACAAGCTGGAAATGTGGCTTAAACAAACCGTCTTGCCGTTAGGCGCGGTCGGTACCAAGTTTGATGTGATTTATATCGGCACCATCCTGCACTACGACAGCGTGTTGAGCCGTACTTTGAATAACCCGTTTTGGAGTACGCGGAAATTTAAGGCGATGAAACGCTGGCCTGATCGCATGGATTTGTGGGACAGATGGGAGGAGCTTTACCGAAATGACGGCGCGGCGGTAGCCGAAGCGTTTTATCTCGCCAACAAAGACGAGATGGAGCGCGGCGCGCAAACAAGCTGGGCGGCTCGTGGCGTGTTGGCACTGATGAAAATCCGCGCTCGCGACGGTCATGCAACGTTTGACAGCGAATACCAAAACGACCCGGTCAGCGGCGAAGATGCGCCGTTTGCGGAAAACATCAAATACTGGTCGGAGTTGCCCGACGATTTAGTGTACTACGGCGCGCTCGACCCGTCGTTGGGTAAAGCGGGCGCGGGGCGCGACCCGTCGGCGATTTTGGTCGGCGGTTATCAGAAATCAACAGGCCGTCTGTTTGTAACCGTCGCCCAAGTCAAAAAACGCCTGCCCGATTTGATTATCGAAGACGTGATCCGCATCCAAAAAGAGGCGCGGGTCAAGCCTGTTTTGTGGGTGGTGGAGACGGTGCAGTTTCAAGAGTTTCTCAAGGACGAGCTGATTAAGCGCGGGGCGCGTTCGGGTGTGCATATTCCGGTGCGCGGTATCAAGCCGTCTTCGGACAAGATGTTGCGGATTGAGACTTTGCAGCCGCATATGGCAAACGGGCTGATTCTGCTCAACCCCGACCAAAAGACTTTAATCAGCCAGTTGCGCCACTTCCCCAAAGCCGACCACGACGACGGACCCGATGCGTTGCATATGCTGTGGATGGCAGCAACGACGGGCAATGTGTCAAACAGGGCGCGTGCGATTGATTTGCCTGCGCCGATGTTGGAGATTTAAAAATGTGTGACGGAAGAGAACGTATAACCGCTCGTGAAAAAGAGCTGACAGAGGATGTTGAGTACCTTGAGCGTGGTTTGGATAAAGCGATCACACATCTGCAAGAGGTTGTCTCCTGCTATAAGGCTGGGCGGCTATCAAATCTACATTTTATTGTCGCTGAAATTGAAGGTTTTTTGGCGGCTCGCGGTGAAGAGTATTGGTTTTAAGGTCGTCTGAAAACGGTTTCAGACGACCTTTGGAGTAAGAAAATATGTTCGGATTGATTAAAAGCGCAACACGAAAAACAGCCATCAAGACATTGACGAGCGCGACTGAAGATGCGCTGGAAAGCCTGTTTTCTAATATGGAAGGCACGGACTCTCTACTATCTCGCCTCGGCGTGGACAGACAGCAGGCGTTGGACGCGGTATCGGGCGACGATGAGGTCGCCGCCTGTTTGGAGGATTTGCATTCCGCCATGCAGAACAAGGCGTGGCGCATTTATGGCGAGGACTTGAGCGACGAAGACAAAGACCGTCTATGGAAAACGCTGAAACGCCATCTGCCCGCACTTGCCGAAATCGTGTTGACGGCGCGTTTGGGTGGCTATGGTGTCGGTCGGTACGTTTATCAGCCTGAACCCGACGGCTTTTTGACGATTAAGCATATCAGCAACAAAAGCGGCGAATTGGCGAAATACGTTCCCTACCGCGACGGCTCGCTGGTGTATCGCGGCAGCGGTGGCGAGGAAGCCTGCAATACGGACGTGCTGTATCTCTTTATTACCCACCGCGCCACTTCAACCAATCCTGCGGGCGAAATGGCGGCGGCGCGGCTGTATGCGCCGGTTGCGTTGCGTAAAAAAGGCTTTGTCTATGCGGCGCAATTTATTACGCGCTACGCCCAGCCGTATTTGATTGCCAAAATCCAAGCCAACAGCAACGACGAGCACGACAGCTTCATGAGCCGTTTTTACCGCTTTGTGAGCGGCGGCGCGTTGAGCATCGACCGCGAGGACGATGTGATGATGCTGCAAAACAGCGCGGATGGTCAGGCATTCCGCCGACTGGAAAACCTTGCCAATGCACGCATCCAAAAAACGCTGCTGGGCAAGGTCAAAACCAGCGACCTTGAGATCTCCAGCCGAGCCAGTCAGGAAACCGAAGAAAACAACCGCGACGAGCGTATTGGCGCGTATCTTGCTCTGCTCTCCCGCGCTGCACAGCACTTTATCGACGCGCTCGTGATGGTCAACAACGCCTACGGCAAGCCGATTAATGCGCCCAAAGGCGTATGGTTTGAGTTTGAAGACGAAATCAAGGTTGATAAAACCCGAGCCGAACGCGACAAGATGTATATGGATACCGGTCAGCTCGTGTTGACCAAAACCTACTACCGCGACATCTTGGGCTTTGAACCGGATCATTTCGAGCTGCGCGACCCCAAAGCGTCGTCTGAAAACCCTGCGCCCGCCAAATTTAGCCTGCGCCTGTCTGACGCTCTTGCCCATAATGCGCCCGATACGGCGGAGCAGGCAATCGCCCGCCCGAAAATGGAAGCGGTGTTGGGTTTGTTGGAAAGCTGCAAAGACTATGCCGAATTTGAGGCGAAACTGTCCAAACTTGATTTGAGCCAGGGCGACAATCTCTTGATCCAGCGTTTGGTTTCAGACGGCCTTTCAGCTTGGGCTGACGGAGCGGACGATGGACGGAATTGAATACAACTTCGCGGGGCTGGTCGATAAAGCCGCCTTCGAGCATTTCAAAGCCAAGAAAATTCTGCCCGGATTCAGTCACTACGATGTATGGCTGTATCAGCACAGCCTTGCGTTTACCGTCGCCAAGATGATGGACGCGGATATGCTTGCCGAAGTCAAAGACGCCATTGAATCTGCGCAGCAGAACGGCACGGCGTTTGCCGATTTTAAAAAGCGTTTAAAACCGTATTTGATGGCCAAAGGCTGGTGGGGCGAACAAATCATGACCGACCCGCTGGACGGCGAGCCGAAATTGGTACAGCTCGGCAGTACGCGCCGTCTGAAAACCATCTTCAACACCAATATGCAAACCGCCTTTGCGGCGGGGCAGGGGCAGGGGGTAACAGGAAAAAAAAAAAACCACCCCGAT